ATGCTCAAGCTCTTTACAAAGTACGCTTCTGTGGGCGTGCTTAATACGCTAATTCATTGGGTGGTTTTTGCCACGTGCTTCTATGCGCTGGGAACCAGCCAGGCGCTGGCGAACTTCAGCGGATTCGTTGTTGCGGTAAGCTTTAGCTTCTTTGCAAACGCTCGCTTTACGTTCAACAGTTCTACGACCACGACGCGCTACATGCTTTACGTGGGTTTCATGGGATCGCTTAGCGCTGCTGTAGGATGGGCCGCTGATGAATGCTCCCTGCCACCAGTGGTTACGCTGGTTGTATTCTCAGCTATCAGCCTGGTCTGCGGGTTTGTCTATTCGAAATACATCGTCTTCAGGGAAGCAAAATGAAGATTTCGCTGGTTGTACCTGTCTTCAATGAAGAAGACACAATACCTATTTTCTATAAAACCGTCAGAGAATATGAGCCGCTTAAATCGTTTGAAGTAGAAATCGTATTCATCAATGACGGCAGCAAAGATGCTACAGAATCGATTATCAACGCGCTGGCCGTGTCAGATCCGCTTGTCGTGCCTTTATCTTTCACTCGCAATTTCGGCAAAGAGCCAGCGCTATTTGCAGGGCTTGACCACGCCACCGGCGACGCGGTGATTCCGATTGACGTCGATTTGCAGGACCCGATTGAGGTTATTCCTCATCTTATTGAAAAGTGGCAGGCAGGTGCTGATATGGTGCTTGCTAAACGATCTGACCGCTCAACGGATGGCAGACTGAAGAGGAAAACCGCCGAGTGGTTCTATAAGCTTCACAATAAAATCAGCAATCCGCAGATCGAGGAAAATGTTGGTGATTTCCGTCTGATGTCTCGTGAAGTCGTAGAGAACATTAAGCTCATGCCAGAACGCAACCTTTTCATGAAGGGTGTTTTGAGCTGGGTTGGTGGTCGCACTGATATCGTTGATTATGCCCGCGCAGAACGTGTTGCTGGCAGTACCAAGTTCAACGGATGGAAGTTGTGGAATCTTGCTCTTGAGGGAATTACGAGCTTCTCGACTTTTCCGCTACGTATGTGGACTTACATCGGCCTTCTCGTCGCTGGCTTAGCATTTACATATGGCGCATGGATGATTCTGGACACTCTGGCGTTTGGAAACCCGGTTAGAGGTTATCCATCCCTGCTAGTATCTATACTTTTCCTTGGTGGTATCCAACTCATTGGTATTGGTGTTCTTGGTGAGTACATTGGACGAATTTACATTGAGACAAAGCAAAGGCCAAAATACCTATTAAAGGAAACAAAAGATGTATAATAAAATAAATTATAGATCACTAATACCACTATGGGTAATTGGCATTTTTTACATTCTTCCATTGCTTATTAATAACAGCCCGTATTATGATGATATAGGTAGATCTGTATATGGGTATTTTTCATGGGGTATCGATGGCAGGCCACTTTCTGATTTTATATTTAAGACGCTAGACCTTGGCTCTCCTGCTACAGATATATCACCTTTCCCGCAAATTATTTCAATTTTAATAATGAGTAGCTTGTGTTATTTAATGCACATCTATCTTAACCCATCACATAAATATGGATGGTTAGTTTTCACACCAATATTTCTTAGTCCATTCTTTATACAAAACTTATCGTTTCGTTTCGACTCTCTAACCATGGCGCTATCTGCCGCAATAGCAGCAGTTCCACTTTTTTATATGAGGACAGGAAGAGGAAAAATTTTCTTTGCATCCTTTTTATGTGTTTTCATTTCACTTTCTTTGTACCAAGCGTCACTAAGTGTCTTTATATCAGTGATATGCTTATATGTACTCTTTGCGATCAGAAATAATGAAGAGCCATACTCTTTAGTGGTGAAAGTCGCGATTGCATCTTTTGGAATGGTTGTAGGTTACTTAGCATATGCAAAGATAATTGTCCCTTTATTTGTGACCAGTGACTATGCTAATGGCTATAATCAAATTATAGATAGTTTTGGTGAATTGCAAAAAAACGTCAAGATTACTTCTGATGTATTAAGTACTTTTTACACAGGAAATATTGCTAAAATTTACAATGTAGTATTTTTATTAGCATCATTAGGCTTGATTTCACTAATACTGCGTGTATATCAGTACAGAAAAATTAATTTTAAAACGTCTATTAGTTACATACTTATCCCATCGTGCCTGCTAATTCTTATATTTTGCATCCCTGGCCCTGGGCTAGCGCTTAAATCGATGCCTATAGGACCTCGTGTATTCATAGGATTCGGTTTTTTTATGTCATCTACATTTGCATTGATTTCATTTATATCAACAAAGCATCAAGCTAAATTAAATATTATTTACTGCGTTGTTCTTATTTCATCTTTTTCTTATATAGGAACATTTGCTAATGCGATGAAATCTCAAGATAGGTTGGCAGAAAGAATAATTATTGGTGTAACAAATGATATCGTAAAGATTGGATTTAAGGACGTAAAAACGATCACTATAGATGGGAAAGCTCTCTATACGCCTATAGCGGATAAAGCTATTCAAAAGTCTCCATTATACAGACAAATGATACCATCATATTTTGATGGGTATCTTGCTTGGGGTATTGTAAAGATGACTGAAATCTATTCAGGCAGAGAACAACCAATACCATCCAGACAAGTTGAAATAATATCACAATTATGTAACATGCAACTTATAACTGATGCAGGGTTATACAAAACATATTTCAGCAATGGAGATCTTGTGGTTTCATTCTCATTTAGGGATTGCTCAAATAGGTAGGATACAATACATTCTTCAACCGCAAATAATACTCCCGCCCTAGGGCGGGAGATGGGTCAAAGCTCTCTATACGTTGCACCAGACAAAATATCCCACGCATTAGTTGACGCACCAACAACCTTTATATTGCAGTTTGGTCCTGACGCCAAAGGTGGTAAATAATTGCTACCTCCAGTTCTTATATCCCCACCAACAAATGTAACATTCACTACACCTGCATTTGCGGAATCAACATAAAATGGTCTAGTTGGTACAGCGGGATTAGTATCGTTAACCATTTGATAACTATCAACAACTAGCGTTGCAGATCCGCTGATATTATACGCTACAATGACCCGTATAATAATTGCATCCGCACCTTCAGAAGAGCATGCAGTCATATTGATACCATATGGATTAATAAAACTGAAAACACATGCACCAGGTTCACTATTTAGCCTTGATATATTCTCTCCAGTACAATTCCTTAATGAGGAATAGCTCATATTCGCTATAATGAAAGCATTTGCAAAACCTACAACGTTAACTAAATCAAAATTAAGTGACGTACCAGATGAAACATATTTCCCATTCACAGATTTGGCAATACTGACACCTGCATAGGAACGACCTGGAACACCAAAACATTGCACTGATTTAGCCTCGAAAAGAAACCATGCCTCTCCATAGAGCCCTATATAAGCACCATAGAAATTGGCATCTCTAATTATAGGTGCTGCAAGTTTTTGCCCCCACATCCCATAGTTACAAAGATTATCTACCGTAAGAGAATCTCGTTGAAATGTAATACCCTCAATCTTTGGTTTAAAACAAAAGGTATCCATCTCATGGCCTGCTGGATTGTAAACATCCGGCAGCATCACTAAAAGAGCATCAACTTGTAATGAAGCATCAACAAAATACTTGTTGTTGGTAGTTTTACTAAAAAATGAACTCTCACGCCCTGCACCACGAACTGACATTTTAGAATGGAATGGAAATGCTTCTGATGACTTGACGTTTCCAGAAGGAAATACTAGTTCTACATGATTGTTCTTTGCATAACCACACGCTTTAGTAATAGCCTCAGCGTTATCTGTGACTCCGTCAGGTTTCACCCCCCAGAACTGCATATCGTAGGCCGTGAAATTAATGCGACGCCATGCCAACGTTCCAGTTGATGGAACAATAACAATCCCTCCATCATCGGCAATCTGTGATGTGCTATTGTCGAAAGACTGGAAATACCCACCACCATAATGTTTTTCAGTTGCTGTAGCACTTGCTGCTGAAGCTACATAAACAATTTCTCCAGCAACTAATGGCATTGAATCCCTCAGCGCCTCTAAATTGAGAAAGTTGCCTATGTGGCGAAAGCCATCATCAGCAGCCAAGTCACTTCTCAATGTGTCTATTTTATGGGCATTATTGTCAAGAGCATCTTTGACAGTTTCATCTCCATAACCAACCAGAGATGCGCCATCAGGGCCAGAAAGCTCAGCCCTTAACTGATCTGGAGAATATTTCAGTAGATCAGGATAATAGAATTGTTGTGCGCCATACGCATCATATACAGCCATGGAGTGATTCTGTACAGTTACGAACTTGGCAATCTGTCCGTTATATACCGGATATCCAGCAGCGTTAATGATGATTGGTTGCGAAACAGGAACGTGAGAGCCGTCTTCGTTCTCCACATAAACCTGAATCTGGTTTTCAGGATTTACCGGGTCAGTGTCAACCTGACCGATATAAATTTTGCCATTAGCTACGGCTTTAAAAGAACGAGCCATAGTGAAGAGTTGCGAAGGCATACTCACTACAACATTGGCTGTAATGTCTGTCATTTAATTTGCTCCTGACGTGGCAACGCCGCACAAGTTAAGCTTGCGCAGCATTGCGATGGCGTTAGTTATAATGAGGTAAAAAGTGAGGTATCAATGGACAGAGATTTTTTGAATCTGGCTTTACTGATATTTGCCTATTGCGTAGGTAAATATTTATTGAGCTAAAGCGTCTGATTTTGCACCCTGAGACACAGCTTTTATTGCGGCTGCTACATCAGCGGCGGCCTTTTCAAATGCTGAACTTCCACGTGGCGTATTTGCCAGGCGAAGCATGGCATTGCGCACAGCCTTACTTTCGTACATCCGGGCTATTAGTCCATAGCTCACCCCCGCTGCGGCTGCTGTAGGGTTAGCGGCGGCACCAAAACCCATAATCAGCGGCACCGCCTGCTGACCTGTAGGCGTGCTTACTCCTGCTCGGGCTGCCTGCTTCGTTGACTCCAGATAGTTCTTGAGGCCTCGAATATAAGCTGCATCCTCGCCTTTGAACGCGATACCAGTCTGGTTGGACATAATGTTCAACTGCCGCAGGAACTGGTCTGGCGAGCCGCCAGATTTCTCCATGGCTTTACCAATAATTCCGTTTCGCATTTGTACGCGGCCAGCTTGGCCTACCGAGTTATAGAGGCTCTGAATCTCTGACCTGTTCTTGCTGAACAGCATGTTGTTCACGACTTCCGGTGTCAGGTCACCTTTCATCAGCACATTCTTCAGCCGTGTGTTCTGGAGTTTGGCGGCTTCGTCAGCGTATACCGCGTTAGCCTGCCGATAACGGCGAAGAACGTCGTTACCAAGGCTCTGGCCTATGGCGCTATCGATATCTCCTGTCATGGCTCGATAGACGCGCTGTACTGCGGCATCTGAGCGCGTAGGCATTACCGGACGCTCACCCTTCACATCCATCCTGAATTGACTACGCAGATTGCTTAGCTGCTCAAGGTCAACATTCCCCTTTGCCAGCTCATCACGGTATGCCTGTAGCTTGCTGATAGTGTCCGTGTCAGCAACCCCGCCAAGCTTTTGCAGTCTTGCAACTTCATCATCAATTTGCTGAATAGCCCGCGATGGCTGGATGCTGACTCCAGACATGGCGCTTTGTACCTGCTCAAGACGGCGTCCGGCAGCCTGCTTAATGCCTGACGTTTTGGCTTTGAGGCTGTTTACCACTTCCGCTGGATTGTACTCGCCAAACTTATTGGCAAAGTTTTGCACCAGTTGGCTGCGTGATTCCTGCTGCGCGGCGCGCATTCCTGAGGTGCCAACAAAGGGGATATTCTCGGCTGTCGTCTGTGCAGCCCGACTAACGCGAGATGTTGGGGGAATTACGTCAGTTGTGGTCAACGGCACGTTGTTCTGCTCAGCAAAGCGGATAGCTTGCGCGGCTTCGGGTGCCATTGAACCAGTAAGGGCTCGATAACCCGCTCCGGCAGCTTTAACTACGCCATTTGCGGCAGCGCCTAAACCAACGCCCAGCCCTAAGTCAGTAGCGAGCGCGCCAGCGTCGTTCTTATCGCTGTTGGCGGCAAGTGAACCAACAGCATTCTCCGCCAGTAGGCGCGAACCACCTTCAGCAATTCGGCCAGCAAGGGTGGGGGCCGCTGTCGCTGCGCGCTCAATCCCTACAGGCGTCAGATAAGGCAGCGCCTCAGCAAAAATACGCCCCTCGGTTGTTTGAGGGGTTAGCGTACCGGGCCGAAGTCCGAAGTCCTGTTCAAGCCCTTGAGTGGTGACGCGAGGTGCTGGTTGATATGTGCCGTCGCCTATTCCGAGCTTATTACCAGCCCACGCTGCTGCGCTAGTTACCGCATCAGTGAGTTCCGCGGGTATGTTCGCTACGTTGATTCCAGCCTGTAGTAAGCCACGCCCGGTTTCTGCAAGACCATTGCCAAGGTCTGACATTATTCCACCTTGCTGCTGAACAGGTTTCGGTGCGACAGAACTTACGGGTTGAGCTGGCTGCTGACTTGTGGCCTGCTGCTCTATCTGCGCAAATGGGTTATTCGGATCTGACTGCACGTTTGATGCTGCTGATTGTGCCGATGCCTGGGTTTCCAGTTGTGCAAACGGGTTATTCGGGTCTTCCTGAGGATGAACCTTTGCAGACGTGGCGCGCTGTTCAACGGTTGAGTCTGTTACCGGGTCGCCAGCCCATTGAGAAAAACGGTCGTCAACGTAGCCGCGACCTTCCGGGCCCGGCGTATATTCGCCTCGCTTTGCCTTCATGACATTGCCGGGACCGTCGTGATAAGCCTGAAGGGCGTCACGCCAGTTACCAAACTGCTGGTACATCTTTGCCAGATAGCGCGCGCCAGCGTCAGCCTGGTATTCGGGGCTTTGCATTTGCTCGTCGGTGTAACCCATATCACGCCATGTCCCAGGCATAACCTGAGTCAATCCTACAGCCCCGGCAGAGCTTACTGCGGCATGGTTGTAAGAAGATTCCTTGGCACCCAGCGCAGTCATCAAACCTTCTGGCACACCGTGACGTGCGCCAGCCTGCTCTAACAAATCACGGTAATTAGCCATTTACTGCCCCAAAGGTGGAAGATATCCGTAGCGGTTAATGAAGTCGATTGACAGCTCGGGGTGCTGCTTCAGGTAATCTATAGAAGCCTGAGGCGCTTCCACTCGCTTGATACCGTTTTGCTGAACGTACTTACCAACCGCCTCATTACGCTTCTGGTTGAGCGTGTTCAGGATGACGCCAGCGTTGCGACGAAAGGACTCCTCGCTCTGCGAGTTCTGCAGCGAACCAACAGCCTGGTCGAGCTTTTTGCCCTCGGCATCAGAAAGTGCGCCCATGCCTCGCATGGCCTGAACCGCTGTCAGGTATGCTTGTGATTTAAAGGTATCAAGTCGTGCCTGAGTGTCTGCAGCCTGTGAGCCTGGAACGTTGGGGATTACTCCACGTAAGCCTGTAATGCTCTTAAGTGAAGGAGAACTAACGATATCGTTCAGAGTGAACATGCTGGTTGTGAGGGTGTTGATGCCGTCTTTGTAGCCATCATTTAGCGCTTGCTGCTTCTGCTGCAACTGCTGGTTGTTGGCTGCTATGCGGCTCTGTATTTCCTGGCGCTTCAGGTCGTTAGTTTCTGCTGATAGCATCCGGTCAAGGCGCTTATTTTCGTTGTTAATGCGGTTTGTTTCTGCGTCCAGATTAATGCGCTGCTGACCTAAATTCGCCTGGATATCTTGTCCGCGCATTGTGATTGCCTGATTCCGAGCGGCGGTTTGCGAATCCAGATCCTGACCGCGCATGGTAACCTGGCGACCCTGCATTTTATCCTGTAGGTCAAAGTATTTTTCGGGCCCGAGACTGTTCATCCCCAGGTGATCGACAAATTCGCCGAACTGCCGCGGGTTCTGTTGGTACATCTGAGCGACGTCATGAGGATTAACGCCAACACGAGCTAACTCACCGGCGTTGTTTTGCAGCCATGATTGCATTGCTTCTGGAGACGATGACGCAAGGCGTGCGCCAGCCGCTAAGGTGCCGATAGAATTACGCTGCTCTTCATCAATGAATCCCATGCCTTTACGAACGGATTCAATCTGGTCTGGATATTGAGTAGCCAACTGACGCAAAGCACCGCGATCACCAGACGCATAAGCATTAGCGTACGCCTGCTGAAATTCTTTCTGCCGCTGAGCCTGAAAAACACCCGCAATACCTGAAAGACCTTGCAAAGCAGTCAGCCCAACATTGTTAGCGCCTGAACGCTCAATATCATTGTTCTGCCTGATAATCTGAAGCGTATTGCCGATGTCATTTACGCTCGGAGCGTTTGAGTTGACGCCGCCGATACCAGCTAACAATCCGCCATTTGATCCTTGCCAAGTAGCCATGATTACCCCTTAAAACAACGAGCCAAGCAATCCAATACCAGCACCAATGCCAGCGCCCCAAGGTGTTGATGTTCCCAAAAGGCTTGCAAGACCTGCACCGGCAATCGCACCAGACGTGCCACCGCTAATTGCAGTCTGAAGACTTGATGGTTTGTTGGCATTAGCAGCGGCAAGAGCTGCGCTTTGCTGTGCAATGCTGCTCATGTTGTTGGCGTACGTCTGCCCGGCGTTTGCCTGACCTTGCAGAGCACCAAGCCCAACGTTTGCCAGATTGTTGTAATTGCTCATCTGGTTTGATAACCAAGACTGACCGAGAGTCGGCGCGATCGTAGCCAGTTGATTGCTTGTGGCTGTCGAACCAAGTCCACCCGTCGCCTCCGCAGCAGCGAGACTCTGGTAACGCGCCTGACCTGCAAGGTCTTTATACTGCTGAGAGTTGTAATACTGATTAAGTGCCTGCCCCTGACCTTCTAAACTGGAAAGGTTCTGAAGCTGGTTAACATACTGCTCCGCAAGAGGCGTGAACGGAGCAAGGTTTTTCATGATCGTCTGCCACTGCTGATTTTGCAGGTCTGCTGCATACTTCTGAGCTTCTGCGGCATACTTTGCGCTTTTATCAGAACTTCCACCTTTCCCACCCTTTTCAGGGCAATAAGGTTCCTCGCCGCGCAGTTTTCTGCCCAGCTTAAATGCATATAACATGACTATCTCCCGTGATTCAGGAAGTCGATTAGTTCTTCGCGTGTTGCGCTGTAAAAAGTCACGTCATCCACGCCTTTGAAGTATTTCTTGATGGTTCCTACTCGCTTAAGGCCAATCATTGCGCAGTACATCTGACCGTGGCGGAATTTGCGCGCAGCGAACGATGTGACGCACTGAACGGTGGTGTTAGTCAGAATGTATCGCCAGAACGCCAGCCCGATTTCCTTGCTGAATCCACGAACCTCTGGCAGGTACATGGCGTGGCAATCAAAGGAAAGTGGCTGTATTTCTCTGTAATAAACGATGCCGCCAAAATTTCCATGCACGCTGACTTCGAAGTATCGACATTCAGGCCGGTAATCGTAACCGTCACCATTATTACTTCCAGCGATTATGGCCGGGTGGTTTCCTACCGCCTCTATGAGGTCGATGTTTCGTGTTGGGGTAAAGGTGATCATCAGTTAATCAGCCCGTGCGCTCGAAGCGCATCTTCAAGAGCTTTAATTCTCTGCCTTGCCTGCACAAGCCCTGTTGCCAGGGCACTTAGCTCAGACTGCGTGTAGGTTGTGCTAGCTGAATAAGACTGGTTGGCATTGAAGGCACCCAAAAGCGATGTTCCTGTTGCGGCAGTCCATCCGGTTTGTCTGGCCCCAATTACCTTTGTGCCATCAACAGAATAAGAGGTGGTGACATTAACAGGCGATGCGAGATTCTGTGTTGCCGTGGCGGACTTTGACACATAATCACCCTGCAATGTGGTAATGCTACCTTCAGCAGTGGTCACGCGTGTCTTCAGTCCTGATATGTCACCTTCAGTTGCCGTAACTCTTGATGAGAGCGAGCTTATTGAACCTGTGTTTGCGGTGATTCGAGTCTCGTGGTCATCAACCTCACTGCGCAATCCTGAAATTCTGCTTTCATGGTCATCCAGAGTTGCGTCCTGCTCGACGTTTTTAACGGTTGCCTCATACGCCAGTTCATTCGCCCCATTCGAGGCATCAGCAATATCTTTCAGGTCTGTAGTTTGCTGAATTACATATAGCTTGTAGGGAAGCGGGAAGTTTGGCGGGAGTATTGAGGCATCTATCCTGCTGGATTTAACGATTACCTTCTGTGGTGCGTCTGCCATTATTCTAACCTCACCTGGCACCCACTAAGAGTAACGGGTGATGATGTGACAATGCGGATTTTAAAGCCGATGTTCTTTCTGATGCGGCCAATGCGCTGAAGAATAGCCCGCTGGTCATATCGGAATGGAGCATTCCAGGGAATTAGCTGCTCTTTTCCGAAGTTGATGCCATCAGTGGTGGCGGAGACGAACATCTGTTCAGCGAATTGCGACACTCCGGTAGCAGATTCAAGCTCGAAGTCGAAAGCGCGCGCGTTATCCGCTTTAAAAAGAGGCGTGTGGAGCAGGTGCTCCTGCTGCTCTCCATACTGACTGGTTATCGCTTTATCGAGAACGCCTACCACCGATGAGAATTTGTCGGCGCAGGTTATCTGATTTCCCTCATACACGTAGTCGATAGCAGAATGAACTCCGTCGCCGAGCCCGGTTTTAAGAATCGTCCACTGCACCCCGCCCTGAGTGACGCCTCCGTCGTAGACCAGCACATGTCGTGGAAGGTGAATTATCAGCAACTCATGCGCTTCAAATCGCGTGGTTTCCATAATGCCGGTGGCGAGCTCGGCTTCTGAGTAGTCCTGAAGAATTCGCTCAATAGATGCCGTTGCAATCTGTTGTACTGCACCTGAGTTAATCAGGTAGACAGAAGGCGCGCCGGTAGCTGGATGGCTGATAATAGCGTGAGTGTCAGCGTATTTGGTTTTGCAGTATGTTCCTGCGATACCCTTCTGTACCATCATTGATGGCTGAGACTGGTAAACTGCAACACCTACCGCACTGGCGTTTCCGGTAAGAGAGAAATACTCGGTGGTCTTGGTGCCAAAACACACGACGAAATCGCGCCAGTCATCAATGCCAATTATTCCATCAGGCTGGCTTTCAGCGCGGTACTCAGCTGCGTACCTGTCTGGCTTAGATTCATCCTGCAGGTCACTGATGAAGAATGAATCACTTCCGTCCTTGCTCCATATATATCTCGAACGGTTACGGCAGAGGTCTCTGAGCTCGCCAAGCTCGTATTGAACATATCCAGTGGATGCATCCCAGTTAGATAACGTTTTAACGGTGCCATCATACCGGAATAGAGTCATCGAACCATTGGCACCAACAGCCTGGCTGTTGTAGCTGCATGCCATGCTTACTCGGTCAACTCCTGGCATCGTACCGACCTCATCGCCTGACTTATACAGCTTATTGCCGCATAGTCGGTAGACGGCGCTCTCATGCGAGTTATACATGGCACCACGTGACGGACCTGCAACATCTTTTACTTTAACAATTCCGGGGAATGATCGCAGATAGCCGTTAGCACCGAGCACTTCTTTCGGCGTAGCCAGCATATTGACCGGCAGGAGGTCGACATAATCGACGTTGCGGTAGTCTTTACCCGTTCCCTTCATCAGTGGGAGTTGTTGGATCGGCAATTTTTTCTCTCCCAGGGTAATAGTTGATGTTGTTCAGGTTGGCCCAGCGATTGCCAGAACCCACAGGCATTCGTGATGGATAAATACCGTATCCGTCTTTGGCTCGCTTGATGGCTGACGAACGATAGAGTTGCTCTTTGCCATACCTTGCACCGGTAATAAGCTTCATCGTCGGTTCGACGGCGTAATCTGGAGCAATGCGGCAAGCGAGATTAAGAATTACGGCATTTAACGCATTTCGCGCCAGCCCGTGGGCGTCGCCTGGGATAACAGGCTCATCGTCGGGGGAAAATATGTAACCGACGTCGATAACCTTCCCTGACTCATTGCCTGACCACTCCGCCATCATCATCTCAAGGTCGTTGACCGCGTCCTCCAGTGACTGCGGCTCAACGTCTGTGAGTGTGGCATTCGAGGCGACGCCCAACTTACGTAACGCGGCGAGAGCCAGATCGCCTTTAGTTGTCAGATTCATCGCTGCCCGCCTTAGTTTTGCGGCCGCGTTGATTGGTCGTGCTGGTCTTCACATCGTCAGGGTGTTCGCTCCAGCCTTCTTTGAGGTGCTTGCTGACTTCTTCGTCGGGGACGATTTTGGTCTCGAACTCTTTGCCCCAAACGCGGGTGCCGCGGCCTTCTCGATATAGCATTGTGCTCATGTCGTATCTCCACTAAGAAAGGGGCCGAAGCCCCCTATGGTTATGCAGACGGAGTGGTAGCCACGTTCTGATTCGCCAGGCCGACGCCGATTGCTTCCGGGCGCACAGCGGACGCTGCGTACCACAGCGCGATACGGCACTTACCGCCGAGCTGGTCGATATCACCCTGGAATGCGATCACACCGTTCAGGCCGGTACCCGGTACGCTGAAGCTCTGAGACTTCATGCCGGAGAACAGGTCGTGGTTCAGCGGGATAGGTTGAGAAACCAGGCGGATAGAGTCATCTGCCCAGAACACGTTTGCGGACACGGTGTCAGTGTTCCACACGGTCACAGCAGCGCCGTTAGCCAGCGAGGTGTTTACGTTAGCGTAAGCGCGCTGTTCAGCGGTCAGGCTGGTATCATCCAGCGCGATCGGCTTCGGCGTGATGGTCAGGTTGTTACCGTTCACTGCGACCACGGAGAAAGTTGCGTCCTGAGTCAGCACGTTTTTAGCCATCTGCGACAGGAATTTCACGCCAGCGAAAGAAATCTTATCGCCGCGCTTGAAGCCAGTGCCGGAGCTGACAGCGACCACTGCGGTTCGGTTGTCGACGTTCTCACGGTTGCCGTCTACGTCCACTTTCCACGCTTCCGGCTTGAACTTCTGCGCGCCGGAAACGGTGACGCCAGTTGCGGTAGATGCAGCCAGTGAAGGGAGCTTCGGAGAGCGCAGAACATCGTTGAAGCCTGCGACCTGTTTCTGGATTACGCCTTTGCTGTACGCGTCGTCCTGAATTCGGCCGTAGAAGTCTTTGCCTGCCAGGTCACGACCAGCGCCACGGTAATCGTTCGGGTTGAAGAAGAATGACAGACCGGCGTCGCGGTTCAGCTCGCGGGCAAACATCAGAGATTCAGCTTCAGAGATGAAGTCCCAGCCAGAGTTTGCGCTGCCGATAGGTGAGGTGCTGGTTACGACCAGAGAACCCATCTCAACAGCCTGGCGGGCGATTTCCGCTTCGACGTTGTTCGCCAGCTTCTTGGCTGATGCCTGAATGCGACGACGGTAGGAGGTTTCGTCACGAACATCATCGGCGCGCAGGGCGAAGAAGTCGTTATCAGGATCGTTCAGGTTGACCTTAACAGAGAGTTCCAGAATATCGGTCTCTTTGCCGGTCAAATCCCAGCCGCGCTGAGTAGGAGCTTCCTGTTCCAGTGGCATCCACACGGTATTACCTGAGCGCTGCATAGACGCTGCCGGTGGGGTGTATTTGCTTACACGCTCAGCCATCGGAGTGAGGTTCTGAACGGTTTCGATCACTTCGTCGATAGCGTAGGTGACCAGTTGGCCTTCGGATAATGCCATTATCTAATTCCTTTAAGTTGAGCCTTGAGCTTGCGATAGGTTTCCGTGTCACCTTTTGCTGCCGCCTTTTCCATCTGCTTTTGAATTGCAGAAATATTGGCCGCAGCTACGGATGACGTGACCGGCTCATCTGCCGGCGGTGCGCTGGATACCTGGTTAGCACGAGGCTTGAGAGTTAAGCGTTCGGATAGTCGAGTGAGTTCAATCAGCGCCTGCTGCCCGTTCATCGACAGTAACTGCCGGGTTTTCTCTGGATTGGCGCCCAGGTGATAGATGAGCGCTGCAGACTTCTCCGGGAAGAGCATCATGATGTCCGCGCCTACCTGAGGCGGAACGAGCTGCATGAATGCATCCTCTTTGTCCTGGTAATCAGGAATATTGAGTTTTTCTGCGGCGTCATAGTGTTTACGAGCAGCCTCGACGTATTGCGCTGACTGCTGGGTAAATTCCTGCGTCTTGCGACCCTGTTCTGCTACAGCATTGCTACGCGCATCCATTGCCTTCATCAGCCATTCAGTGTTAGCGGCATTGAAAGCGGCCTGTGCGCGGCTCTGGTCATAGTCGTACTTAGCCAGACCTTCGTCTGAGAGAAAGTCGTTGATATCCGGCTGGGGTGGAAGGTCAGGATTTACCCGTAAGTCCTCCGGCAGCTCACCGCGCTTTACTGCTTCCATCCTTTGTTCAAGCTCACGCTGACGCTTGCGCTCAAGACGTTTAGCTGCGAAACGCGCGTTAATTGCCGGGTCTTGTTTTGGTTTGATCTCATCGTCCTTCAGGACAATCTCGAAGCCCTCTTCCTGACCTGCGTTGTCGTTGGCATTATCGACAACTAAGCCATCAGCAGATGCCGCTGCATGATTGCCGGACAGGTTTAACTCTTCAGAAGCCTGAATTTCGGTGGTTTTCGGATCCATATAACTCTCTCTTATTGAGGCATCTCGGCTACACCGCCGGTGGGGATATTTTGTCTCTGCGATTGCAGGTGATTTGCTACGTCCATGCCCTGCTTGTGGCGCTGGTCGTTGCTTTTGAGAAGTAGCTCAGCATTGGCACGAGCGTCTTCGCTGCGCTGCTGCTGGAATTGACCAACGGTCTTGAGGACTTCGCGAAGCTCTTTCTGCTTGTCGAGGTCCATACCGTTGAATATTTCTGCGATTTTGGCTGCTGTAAGCTGGTTCTGAGCTTCAACCTTTCCAGCCTCAACGGCGATTTGCTGCTGCTGATTCTGCGCCTTGAGAAGCTCAGCCTGCCCGGCAAGGTATTGACCCTGAGCAACCAGCATTTCCGGGTTCGGCTGCTGTTGCTGCTGTTGAGCTTCAGCGACTGCCTGCTGCTCTTCAGGTGTTTCAGGTTTCTTGAGGCCCATCAGCACGAGCTGCTTGTTAGCGTACTCGCGCATCATCTCAACGCCTTTCCCATCGAGCAGCGTGAAGTACTGGAGAAGCAGCAACTGATACTCTGGCGTGCCAGGTGCGGTTTTAGATAACAGTTCCTGAATCTCTGCCCGGTTTTGCTCCTTCATGCTCTGGAAGCTCGGACCGACGTCCGTGTAGCACTCATAGCGCCCGCGGATATCGTTCAGCGTGATTGTATTTCCTGTTTGGAGGTCGACAACCTGCGTGTATAGCTGAACCTCTTTCTCGCCACCATCTTCCAGAGTTATCGTGACGCGACGAGGAACGTCGTAGATGTCATTGACCATTGAGGCGTATATCTCGCCGTCACGACGCATTGCGGTAGCGAGGTTGTCCTGGAATACGTACGTCTCCAGGTCAGCGCGCATGTTCAGCTGGTTGACAGTGTCGAAAGCCACCTGTCCATTCGCCGCCTCGGCATCAACGCCCATTGTTGCCACCTGATTAACTGCGGTGGTGGCCGCCTCAAGCATGTATGCGTTAGCCTGCGGGACTTCAGGGTTTTCCATATAGGCTAGCGGCTGGGCTGGCAGGTCATTGCCATTCTCGTCCTTGCTGTTCAGCAGGTAGTACGGATAGTCGTCATTGCCGTTGTACATGAACTCGTAACCGGCGATCTGCTCAGGCGTGAAGAAAGGTTTCTTCTTCGGCGTCCGGGCGACGGTGTCGGCGTTAAAGCTCATAATCATATTGCGCAGGCGCTGACCGTCTTTTGTCAGGCGGACAACGCCTTCGTAGACCTCTTTGTCACCGGCAAATGACCACTCACCGTACACCGGCACAATAGGGATGTGTTCACCGGCGATGCGCTCGCGGTCTTTGAGAATTTGCGTCTGCGTAAGGAGCGTTTTGTATACCCGGCGGCGCTTAACCTTGCGCTCACCGATTTTAACCATGCCCCGGTCGGCAAGATCATCAATCACATCTGCGATGTCTTTCTTGAAGTAGCTGACAGGCTCACCAGTAATCGGGTCCTGGTAGATATAGGCGACCTCTTTCTTCTCCTCGACCTCGTAGTATTCCGCTATGTAGTAGACCTCGTTGGTCGTCCACGGGAATATCCAGTTAGAGGCTGGAGACTGGAAGTCTGGTAAGTCATCCTCATCAAGGCCTTGTTCTTTAGCGAACTCCTCCCATCCATCTTTGCTCATCGCTGAGATGACAGTGCAATGCTTCGCGTCGCTCTTATCCATCTGCTTGGCGTTGGCATCCCATACAACATGAGAGCACGCCTCATGAATGGGAAGTCGGCGGATAATCTGGTTGTTGCTGGTTGGATTCTGGTCTTCGTATTCAGTCACCAGGCGCCAGGCACCGACACCGGCTTCAATCTGCTCACGGACTGCGACGTTCACTGATATCTTCGCGGTGTTATGGCGCATATCGGTGCGGTACATGCCCATGAGAATGTCAGCAGCATCAGGAGACGCGCCATCTTTCGGCTTAAACAGAACGTCTACCGGGTTCTTGCGCATCTCTGCGACGAGCTTACGGACAACCGGGCGGACTACGTCGAACTGTCCGCGATATTGCAGTGTGGTGTATTGGGAAAGCCAGTCATCCCACTGACTAATTCGGCTGAAGAAGAGGTCGTTAATCGCCTCGTTTCTGGCCTCACTGAATCGCCACGGATAATCTAGACACTTCCGAGCCGTTGATAATACTGGTTTTCATATTCTGTCGGTGACATCTGTTCGCTAGAACCATGCCGACGCTTACTGTTATAAAACATTTCGATGTAATCAAAAATATCACTGCGGGCTTCTTCCCGCGTTCCGTAGATCTTTTTCTTTATCCGTTCACG